AAGGCACTACATCTGGTGCTGGCAATACAAGTTTGGGTTTTTTGACTCTTAATACCAATACAACAGGCACTCAGAATCTTGCTCTTGGTTATGGGGCATTAGGTTCAAATTCCGGCGGCGGAAATGGCAATGTCGCCGCTGGCACAAATGTTATGTCGGGGGCAGCTCATTCCGGTAATTACAATGTTGGCCTTGGCTATTCTGCTATGCAGAGCAACATTAGCGGCGGCACAAACGTAGCAATTGGCCTTGAATCGTTATTTACTAACACCGCAGGAAACAACAATGTCGCTGTAGGAACGCAGTCACTTAGATCTAATACTTCTTCAAATCTTACCGCCATCGGTTATCAAGCTTTATATACCAATACGACAGGCACATCAAATACGGCGGTGGGTTTTCAAGCATTATACGCGAATAATACTGGTTTTAACAATACAGGCATTGGTTCAGCAGCGTTATCCGCAAATACAACGGGCACGGGAAATACGGCTGTTGGTCAGGCCGCTCTTTCCGGTAATACTACAGGTAGCAATAACGTAGGTATTGGAAGCGGAGCAACGTCTTCTAGCATTACGGTTAGCAATGAAGTAAACATTTACAACGGATCTGTCACAGCTAGATTTCAAGGAGCCGCCGCTGCGTGGACGTTTGTCTCTGACGCAAGAGATAAAACAAACTTTGCAGATTTGCCAATCGGTCTTGATTTTATTGCTGACTTAAAGCCGAGAACATTTGAGTGGAATTTGCGCCATACAGATGTAGATAAAGGCAAAAAATCTTCTGGGTTTATCGCGCAAGAATTGCTTGAAACAATAAACGAACACGGCGTTGATTATTCAGGACTTGTTGATACAAACGATCCAAATCAATATTTGGTTGCGCAAACAAATTTGATACCGTTCATTGTCAAAGCAATCAAAGAACTCTCGGCTCAGGTCGACGAACTCAAGGCAGAAATTGCCAAGCTAAAAGGAAAGTAAAATGGCTATCACATACACTTGGTCTATCAATCAGCTAACCGCCTATCCGACATATGAAAGCCAAACGGACGTTGTCTTCAAGGTAACTTGGTCGTATCGCGGCAAAGACGCGAACGGCGTTGGCTCATCACGCGGCGGCGTTACGGAAGTCACCTACGCGGCTGGCGCTTCGTTCACGCCGTTCAATCAGCTGACAGAGGCGCAGGTGCTTGGCTGGGTAACGCCAACGATCACGCCAGAGCAAATGACGGAAATGGAAGCTGGCATTAACGGTGACATTTCTTGGCAGATTGCACAGGCAAGCGCAAATGACCCTATCACGCCCCCGCTGCCTTGGCCTGCCAATACGCCTGAGCCTGCAGCAGCTCCTGCTCCAACGGGTCCAGTAGCGTCATCTGTGTCGGACTCATCAACATCGGTTGCGCCAACGGGTCCAACCGCGTAAGATTAGAATAAGAGAGAAGGGGCTCTTATGTCTGATACAAAGGCCGAAGGGCCTTTAATATAATGCGTAAAATCATACTGACGATGACGACGGTCCCTGAGAGGACCGCCGACATCTTGCCTGCGTGCTTGTCCGTATTGTCTAAATTAAATTACGACAATTACGAGATACATCTCAACGTCCCAGACATATGCAAATCCAACGGCAAAAAATACAACATCCCTAATGGGCTGCGGTATATTGATAAGCTGAAAATATTTGAGGGCGTCGAAGACCTTGGCCCCAAAACAAAAATCATTCCAACACTTAAACGAATAGACGACCCGGATGCTGCAATTATCACGGTAGACGACGATATTATTTATCACAAAGAACTAATAAATTATCACTTAAAATGCCGTGAGAAATATCCCGATGCGGCTATTGGGTTTTCTGGGACCAAAAATAGACGGCTTATTCTTACGCCAAGGAATGACGTCGAGGTCGATATTCTGGACAATTACAAGTCCGGCTCATATGTCAGAAGCATGTTTAACGACGACTTTTTTGATCATTACGCCGATCAGTCTTGGAACGACGACATTATTGTCTCTGCCTATCTGCGAGACAAGGACATAAAAAAGATAGTTTTGGCGTATGATCAAGAGACGTTTTTTGTTCCAAGAGTAAAGTCTTTTCCTGTGGTGAACCTGCTTGATTGTCCAATGACAGGATGCGATATCATAAGAGGACACGCGAATAAAAATAATAGTTTTGAACTGCAAGATATGTATGAAAGCGTGAAATATGGAAAATGAAGAACAACCAAGAATGCGACAGGTGCTCGTCGCCGCGCCGTCCTATGACGGAAAGGTCAATGTATGGCACGCGACAGCATTAAATGAGACGTCTAAGATTGGATTGATGCGTGGCATAAATGTATCAGCCGTCTATATGTCCTACGACGCGCTCGTCCAAAGAGCCAGAAACGACATATTCAAACTGGCCGTCGACGCGCAAATAGATGACCTTGTGTTCATTGATTGCGACGTCGACTGGCAACCCGCAGACTTCTTCAAATTGCTTGAGCACGACGTCCAGATCGTCGCCGCACCCATCATCAAAAAGTCAGACGCGCAGCACACATACAGCGTTAAACTGACAAGCGACTATAAGATCCAAGACAATGGCCTTGTCGAGGTAGACGGCGCTGCCACTGGCATGATGCGTATACGCGCTGACGCCATTAAGCAAATATGGGACGTCTCAGAAGAGTATCAGGAGCGCCACAAGGAAGAGCCGTCAAGGATGGTTTTTGACGTCAAATTGATTGACGGCGAGCTGGTATCTGAGGACATTGTATTCTGTCGCAAGTGGACAGATCTGGGCGGCAAGATATATATTGACCCATCCATAAATTGCGGCCACTCAGGCGAGAAGCGTTGGGTCAGCGACTTCTCAAATTGGGCCGATCTTTACTTAAAAAAGGAGCAGTAAAATGGAAGATAAAGAAGTATCAATCACGTTAAAAATTACCCAATGGAATGTTGTAATGCAGGGGCTTGGGCAATTGCCGTATTTTCAAGCCGTAGCTTTAATTGATGAGTTGAAAAGACAGGCGGATAGCCAGTTAAACGTGACGATTGAGCCACCACAAAATCCATCGTAAACACAAATAACAACTCCTAGATGCAATATTTAGTAGTTGTTTTCTTTTAATCTTGTGGAGCCCAAGATGGAGAATTCAAAACTTAAAATTTGTGTTTATACAATCACGAAAAATGAGGAAAAGTTTATTGAGCGCTGGGCAAAGTCTGCGCAAGACGCGGATTTGCTTCTCATTGCCGACACTGGAAGCGACGATAAAACGGTGGAGATTGCCGAGGCGAATGGAGTGCAGGTGTATGATATTTGTATCACCCCTTGGCGCTTTGACCTTGCCCGCAATGCCTCAATCGCGCTTATCCCAAAAGACATCGATGTTTGTATTTGTTTAGACGCAGATGAGGTTATGGAGCCTGGGTGGCGGGAGGAAATTGAACGTGTGTGGGTTCCCGGCACAACTCATCTTGAATACAAATTTAACTGGGGTGCTGGAATAGAATTTTATTCCATGAAAATCCATGCAAGGCATGGGTATTACTGGCACCACCCTTGTCATGAACATATCCGGGCGGATTTGAGGGTTCCAGAGGTCTGGGCGAAATCGGATATGCTTTTAATCACCCACCATCCAGATCCGGACAAAAGTAGAGGGCATTATTTAGACCTTTTAGAATTGTCTGTGAAAGAAGATCCGCATTGCCCGCGAAACGCTTTTTATTACGCCCGGGAGCTTTCGTATTATTGCCGCTGGGATGATGCGATTGAAGCACTCAAAAAGTATCTGCAAATGCCGGAAGCGACATGGGTTAATGATCGATGCTATGCGATGAGGGTGCTGGGGCAATGTTATCTGGCCAAAAATGACCCTGTTAGTGCGGAAAGCTGGTATCATAAGGCGGCTGCGGAGGCCCCGAATACCCGGGAACCGTGGGTCGCGCTGGCAAGGCTTTATCACGGACATCATCGGTGGGCTGAATGTTACGGGGCGATTATGCGGGCGCTTTCACTCACCCATCGGGATCTGGTTTATACGTCAGAACCGGCGTCTTGGGGATTTGAGCCACATGATATTGCAGCGCTTGCTGCGTGGAATTTAGGGCTCAAGGAAATTGCTTTAGAGCAAGGCCGGTTGGCGTTGGACTTGGCCCCCGAAGATGATAGATTAAAAGAGAATTTATCTTGGTATTTGGGGGAAAAAGGGTAAAACCTTTATAACTCTGAGGGATGGACATGGTTTGGCCTTTACAATCGCAATGTGACGCTTTTTATGGAAATCCGAGAGGGCGGAACGGAAAAGCCTCGGCCCAGTGGGAAAAGGCGAATTTGACGCGCATTTCGCCCCCTTTCAAAATGCAGTTTGCCGGAAAGCCCATTACTTCATTGGCGATAAATAAGAAGTGTGCTGAGAGTCTGGGGCGGGTTTTTACGGCGATCTGGGATGCTTCCGGGCATGACCAGAAAGTGATCGATCAATGGGGCGTTTCGGTTTTCTCAGGGTCTTATAATTATCGTTTGATGCGCGGCGGAAATGTGCTTTCCATGCACTCTTATGGATGCGCGATTGATCTGGACGCCCCCCGCAATTTCTTCCACGAACAAGACCCGCATTTTGCCCATGTTCCGCAAGTGACGAAGGCTTTTAAGGATGAAGGCTGGGTTTGGGGCGGCGATTGGTCTGGTCGCTCGAAGGACGGAATGCACTTTCAAGCGGCGAGGGTGTCATGACACGGGATACTTGGCAAAGTTTTCTTGTCACAGCGTTTTTCATCCTTGCGCTTTGTGCCATTTCTTCACTTTTAACAAGTTGCACAGCTCAAAAAGCGGTCTTTGACTGTGTTACACATCCAAGAGACTGCAATTAGGAGTTTAATATGAAAATCCCTGCGTTTATCGAAAACTGGAAAACTTCGATTTTAGGTTTTGCTGCGATTGTTGCGGTTGTAGCGAAATGGGTGCAAGCTGGGCAGGTGGATTTTAACGATTTCAATAGTCTGGTTGCGATCCTGACGGGCGCTGGACTGATTGTGGCGAAGGATGCAGGCAAATGACCTTCGGTCCTATTCTCTCCATCTTAGGTCTTGCGTCTTATTTGCAAGATGCTGAAACGATTGTGAATGTGTCGAAGGACACGTATGAAGCGATCAAAGATGCTAAAGCGATGCTGGATGGCCCGGAAGGACAAAAGTTTAAGGCAGCGATCCGCAAAGCGATTGATGACGCTGAACATGACATCAAAAATAAAGTTAGCGATGTGACTCATCCCACAATACAATACGCCGCAGGGAGCTATCAATGGGATGGATTTGAAGGCTGGGTTTGGGTGCCAAAAGGAGCGGAGCAATGAGCTTTTTCTCATCAATAACGAGTTTCTTTTCGAAAGCGGCGGTCACAACAGAGGCCGATGCTGTCGCGTTTAGCATGAAAGTCTGGGCGGAAGCGCAGATTGTGGAAAAAGATGTAATTGCGGTGGCGAATTGGATCGTGAATGAGATCCCTGTGCTGACTGCAGGTGTTGCCCGGATTACTCCACTTGTAGATGCGATTGTCGGCCTTGCTGATCCTACGATTGCGGCAAAAATGGCGGCATTAAATGCCGCGATGGCCGGGCTAAATGCTTTTGCTGCGTCCACAAAAGCTGGAACACTTACGCCAGATCAAGCAGTCGCAGGATATTCTTCTCTCAAAGCCGCAAGCGCTGCCGTGCAGGAATTGGCCGCAACTGCATCAAATATTATCGCTGTAACCCCCGCATCAAAACCATCGTAGGAGAGAAGGATGTCTTTGCACCACGACAGCGCCTTTCACGATATTCTTAACACCCTGTTTTCGACGACAAGTGAAAAGGCTGGAGCGATAGTGGCGGCAAGTATGATTTCATCACCTCTTTGGCTCCAATCAATTCAACCGGTGTCGGACATGGCAGCGGTTTTTGCTCCAATTCTCGGCTGCACATACCTGTCCATGCAGATCGGGTTTAAGGTTTGGGACAGGTTTATTAAAAGGGGATTGTAATGGAACACTTATCTGGAAAAGGCGGTGCGGCTTATATCGCATCTCGAAATAAAGATGGTGGTTGTAAGCGCACGGATTACTCCATGCCTACGCTTAAAAAGCTCTCTCCGATGAATAAGTCGGAAATGAAGCAGGTTAAAAGAGATGAGTCAAAGCAAGTCTCAACTCGCGATAAAGAACTGGCTTCGCAAAAAGGTGAGTCAACTATGTATAAAGCTAAATCTTCAAAGAAACTTGGGGGCCATAAATTATGAGTAAAGCACCAAAAAAGATGTCCATGAAAGAGTGGGAGAAATCCCCAATGGACAAAAAGATGGACAAGAAACTCGCGTCAAAAGGGATCAAGGAAGGCTCGAAAAAAGAGCAAGCCATGGATCGCAAGGAAATGAAGAAATATGATAAGAAATGCAAATAGTTAGCCCCATTTTGGATTGAATATAGAATGGACCTAACCGCACAAAATGCCCCACAGGCAAAGGTTGTTGAATGGCCGCAGAAGTTGCAATGCCTCTTCTGGCCAAAGGTCAATGATCTGCCTGTGAGGTATCGGGTGCTTTATGGCGGGCGAGGTGGAGCAAAGAGTTGGGGAATTGCACGGGCGTTGGTGATTTTGGCGGCAAAGCGGGAATTGCGAATTTTATGCGCCCGTGAATTGCAGAACTCGATACGAGACTCGGTGCATAAAGTGTTGAGTGACCAGATTGACCTTTTAGGTTTGTCAGGATTTTACCAAATCGAGCAGGCAAGAATTTTTTGTCCATCGACAGGGAGCGAGATCTCTTTTGAAGGGATACGCAACAATGTCACCAAGATTAAGTCATATGAAGGTGTGGACATATGCTGGGTTGAGGAGGCGAATAAGGTCACGAAAAACTCGTGGGAAGTTCTCATTCCGACGATCCGCAAAGAGGGCTCTGAAATCTGGGCTTCGTTCAATCCAGAACTTGAAACTGATGATACTTATCAGCGGTTTATTTTGTCTCCTCCTAAAAATGCGGTAGTGCAGAAGATTTCTTGGCGAGATAACCCGTGGTTTCCCCAAGTGCTAAAGCAAGAGATGCTCGATCTCAAGGCCAAGGACCGCGATGCGTATCTGCATGTCTGGGAGGGGGAATGCAGAAAGACTTTGGAAGGGGCGGTTTATGCCGAAGAACTTCGAGATTGTGCGGAAGAAGGC